CGTAAACTGGACTACCTGCCCCTTTTTAATTTCTGCCGGAGTTGCTGTCCCGGATGCCTCCTTGATGTAGCCGGAGTGGGAGAAACCGTAAATGCTGCCGTTTATCCGGATGTAATACCAGGTGGAGCCGTCCGCTGCTTTAATACTGTCACAGACCTCGACCGTATCGCCCTTGTCCAGTTTAGGCCAGCTCTTTATAGTATCGTATTCCTCCCCGGCCCACTTCCTGACATTCAGACCATCACCCGTAACCTTGCCAACCCACTGCGGTGTCATACAGATCGATCCTGATGCGGAGCTGCTTCCCTGGCTTCCTGCCGATGGAGAACTGCTCCCCCCTGTTGCTTTAGAGGCATAATCAGGAATTCCGTAACCACGGATATACCGGCCATTTACAGCCAGAGTGCGATATCCAACCGCATTACCCTTATTGCCCTCGATGACCCTGATAGTATTTCCTGATACAGATACAACAATTCCCACATGCTCAGGCCATCCAGTACAATCGCCTGCGCCGGTATCGTCCCAGTCGTAAAAAATATAATCCCCTGGTGATGGCACATAAGCATCATTTTCCACCCACCTGTTACGTTTCCGGAATTCTTCTATCATCTGGCCGCATCCACACTCCGTTGGAATGATGTCGGTATACCCGGCCACAATGGCTGCTGCAGATCCGAACGTAGCGCACCACGCATCCGTATATTTCACCTTATAATTCCTTGCCAGCGGCTTATGGCCGTTGTATGTGTCGATAATCACCCGGTGTGAACCATCTGCTTCTTTGCGCCCATTCCATCCTTCTGCCACCGATACTACTTTCTGCCTTGCCTGTGCTTCTGTCATATGATACTCCTTTCCGCAAAAAAGCCCGGGCAGTTACACCCAGGCTCTTGCAATCCCTTACGTTTACTCTTCGTCTTTTATTTCCGCATCTGCGTTGGCCGCCGAATCTGTCAGGCCTTCCCCAATGATGTATGCGACCACCGACGCGCCGGCCATGATCAGCGCTGTTACCTGGGTAGCCGTATTCTCTGCCCCTCCGGTTGCTACGATCATCATAGACACAAACGACGCTACCGCCGTCCACAGCTTCCTGCTTGTAAGTTTCCTTTTCCAGTTTACTTCTTTCATCATGTTACATATCCTCCTTTAAATATTTTTATTTCTCAAAAGCCACATTGGCTTATAGAGCGTTTTTATATAGTTCCCATAGCGATACATCAATATATGGATTCAATCCCCTGTCTTGTCAGGAAATCCTTCTGTTCATGTTTTACCTGTCTGGCATATTCAAGGGCCGCCTCCGTCTCCCCGTTTGTATGCCCGTTTTTCAGGGCAATGGCTGAAGCCTCCCCTAAAGCGATCGCCGCTCCAATGCTTTTTACCATAAGGAATTCCTGTTGTTCCCTCACTTCCTCTTTTTCTTCCCTGGCCTTCTCCCTCTTATCTAACTTCCGCTGTAAAAGCCAAAAGCAAAATCCAGTTATCCCGGATGGTATGCTCATAGCCAATAATAATGCCTCCATATTTATCCTCCTCTCAAATCTTTTTCCATCCCTGCGGGTATTCAGCCGGAGACCAGACATTGTTATCAATGGCAGATTCGTATACCGGCCCGTCTGCCGCCGGGTAATGCACCTTGTCTCCAGTCATATAGGCGTTAGTGCTTTCCGGCTTCTCCCACACTGGGATAACATCTGGGTCAGGGATAAGCACCTCTGAAAACAGTGAAACAGCTCCTTCCGGGGTCCATCCGGGCTGCGACGTATGATTCTGCAAAACTTTAAAAAGAATCCCTGCATACCTTACACGATCTCCGACCCTATATTCCCGGCCATTCCCATCCCAGGATGGAAAAAGCTCTGAATAGCCCACTGCTTCGCTGTCCTCAATATGTTCTGTCGCCATTTCTTCGATTTTAGCCCGTAATGACCGTGCCCTTTCAATAACTTCACTCATAGATTACACCTCCTCTCCAAGCAAAATCTTTCCGGCCTCTGAATATTCATCTGACGGCTGCCTATACTCCCCTCCACACAGGTAAAAATGCCCGGTGATTGTACCGTCTGAGTTTGTGACTGTCTGCGTTCCTTCTAAGCTGGAACTGATGATCGTGTTTACAATATTGCCATCTTCAGCAAGCCAGATTTCTGAAAGATTTTCTTCTGTCAGATTATCCAAAATCTTTTGGAAGCTCCTGATATCTTCACAGGCGACAACATAATGCTGCGTGTAGCCTGCTTCCTCCAGTTCAATTTCAGTTCCATCTTTAAGCATCAGTTTTAACATGATGTCCTCCTTTCCTAATCTATTGCATAAAAAAAGCACCTCTTGGTAATATAGAGATGCTCTTTAAGCCATATATAATTGGGATTACCTAGCCGTAAACTATGCTGCCTTGGATCCACGGTTCTATAAACAGTTGGTCATATAGCTTTGCCATATTTTGAACCGTATGCCATGCACTAAATGTATTCGCATATGATTTCCAGCTCTGCCAGGATGTATATACATCCTCATATGTCATAATCCCTGCATCAAGCAGAGTTTTAAATTTCTTCATTTTCCTTCTCTGCCTTGTAATGGATTTTTTGTGAATCTTCCGGACAACTTTTCCAGTGTCCAAAAGATAAAATCTTGTTTTCAGATATTTAAAGCCATGTGTCAGCTTTACAATCTGGGTCTTCTTCTCATTTAAAGTTATGCCCAGCTCTTCGCATATCCTCCGGATGCCGTCCAGACATTTCTGCAGATACTCTTTGCTCTCGTGGATCAGGTACCCATCGTCCATGTACCGGCCATACCCCCGTATCCGGCAGACCTCTTTCACATAATGGTCCAACCGGTTTGCCGACGCCATGGCAAATGTCTGGCTAATCTGGCTTCCAAGCCCCAAGCCAACATCGCCAAACATCCGCACAAAATGCATGGTCAGGCCGATGATCTTCTTGTCCGTAAACTCCCGGAACATAATCTTTTTTATGACCTCATGGGAAACATTGTCAAAAAACTTGCTGAAATCAAACAGCAGTATGTAGCCATCCGTCCCATATTTCCGGTAATGCTCCCTCAAATGCTGGCACAGCCTTTTAATGGAAAACGTATAGCCCTTATGTTCCATGGAAGCCCCATTATCGTAGACAAATGTCCGGCCAAGGACCGGAACCAGGGCATAGTCGCATAAGCACCGCTGGACTACACGCTCGTTGATCGTCACGGACTTAATGTGCCGCAGCTTCCCACGTTCATTTAAGTCAAACTCATAAAATCCGCCTGACCGGAATGTGCCATCCTGGAGCCGGCCATATGTCTGATTGATCAATAATGGAGCCTGTGTGATATATTTCTGTACACTGGCTTTCCATGCCACTCCCCGGCGGCACTTTTTATATGACCGATATAAGTTCCCATAGGAAAATACCTGGTCAAAATCATCACAGCTGGAATATTTCTTTTCCTTCTTTTCGGCCCGGCGTTTTACACGCCTCTGGTACCGTGCTTCTCTTCGTTCTTCGCTTGTCATGAGCTCTCCTTAGATAATACCCCGTACAGCTTCCGGATGGTTACATATAGCTGCATAAAGCCACCAGGCATGAAACGGCGGATTCACCATCAACCGTCGCCATGCAAGCAGCGTCCGCCTGGGCCTATCAGGGTATATATTTACGCTTTCGCGAGGGTCATGTTCTCCTTCTCTCCTCCTGTCCTGATTTCACCTTATGGTTACTCTGTCTCGCATGAGAGGAGCCCAGCGGCACAGCCCCAGTGTTGTTTACATTGTTATTGTTGTTGGAGCCGCTGGAGCCCACGGCATACGCATTGTTATTGTTATTAGCCGCGCGCAACCACCACCAGCTAGCGCACAAAAATAGTTACAGAACATAACCTACATCAACCGGTCAGGGCAGATTTTTATACCGTTCCCGGTCTTCTTTCATAACTCCTTTTACTAACTTGATCTCCGTTCCCACAATGTCCATCCAGTATTTTATCACATTAGGCTCTAAGCCAAATATCTCCTGAGCCACCTCTATCTGGGATATCATGCTGTTTAATTCTGAATTTGCCCTGATAAGATAATCTCTCCGTATCTGTGCTTCGTGCGCATTCAATGGATAGACACTGTTCGCCATCTTGACATACTCATGTATCCGCGTAGCCGCATTTGCTAACGGCTGGCTGATGTAAAATGTATACCGCTTGGGGAAATTGGAACATTTCTTAATCGTATAAATCTGTAATTCCCTTGCCGTGTGGATGAAGTCCATTGAAGAACTTGACCGTCGGCTTTTGATTACAGACATCGGCACCACCTTCCTTCCGCTTTATAGTTTACCTCTTATTCCCGGAAAATTCTACAAAAATTTTCGCCGCTTGCGCGGCGACCAAGGGCGTATGTGCTACGTTCTGGCAAATGGCCCCACAAGGGGGCCAGATTCCTGGATTCCGGATTAGAGACAGAAGCCGAGGGCCACGCCGTTCGTGTTGTTGGCGTTATTGTTGTTGTTAGAACCACTGTTGTTGACGTTACGGAAGTTGTTAGTGTTGTTAGCATACCGAAGCCACCAGTTGTTGGCCGACAAATAGGTATTTTACAGAATATAACCAATAATTCTTGCTTATGGAAGATTTTTATATCGTTCCTTATCTGATTTCAATACACCTTTTATAAGGCGGATTTCTTCATAGACCATATCCATCCAGTAATGCATGGAGCTTGGCTCAATTTGAAATAATTCGGCAGCAACTTCAATTTGAGAAATAAAACTATGCAGGTCTGCTTTTGCTTGTAAGAAGAAGTCCCGGCGCATTTGTGCCTCATGCTGATTCGTTGGATAAATACTGTTTGCGAGCTTTACGCAGTGATGTATATGATTTGCAATATCTGCAATTAGACAGCGTAAAAACCATTCAGAGCCTGCCGTCTAAATTAAAAAAT